ATGAGGGTGGGGGGCCTAAATGCGAGACCCCCCTCCCCCGGGTCGACGAAGAAATTTTTATTTTTCAATCATCAATCTCGAAAGTTTGATAGAAATTTGTTCCATCAAGATTGAGAATTCGATCAATTGCATTTTCAATTTCTTCGATTTCAAGTTCTTCACTTAACGAATCGCTTGATGCACACAGCCTGGCTAGGAGGCCACAGGTACCGTAGCCGTGGGCAGTGTCAAAAGCAAACCATTCGTCCCATGAAGTTCTTGGATCGTAAGGATTGTCCACTGTGGACAGCATCCTAGCCATAGTAGACCTCCTCAGAGAGGCCCTGTGAGAGGGTGTGTACCATGGTGTGGTCAGCCCTCCTCTAGAGCACGGTGTACAGAAGTTGTTGAGATTCCCAAAGCTTCAGCAATCTCAGCAGCAGTCTTACCTCTACTACTCATAGCCTTGGCTCTGGACACCATGCTGGACGAGATCTTAGGCTGTGTCCTAGGTGTAGCCAGTTCTCTCACTACTGATTCATCAGCAAGTTCAAGAACCTTGTTGAGAGCAGCCTGTGAGACAGCACCTTCCTGGATAGCACGCCACTCTCGAGGAGCGATAGCGAAAGGCTTCTTACCAGCCCCCGTTCTTGAACGGGCCTCGGCTAAAGCCTGGCGGCGGGCTTTCTGGAGGCGCTCTTTATCAGTGGCAAGAGTAGGATCAGCCTGCTTCTTAGCCCTGATGACCGCATCAGCCAGGACCTGAGCCTGTCTTTCCCTGGGTTTATTCCGGAGGGCCTCGTTTACTTTGGCCTTGAGGGACTTAACTTCAGGGGCGTAGGTCTTTGCGGCCTGGGGGTTCTTTCGAACAGAGGGGATAGCAAGAGTAGCCTTACGGGCTTCGTTAGCCATAGCCTTCAGTTCGTTAGAGTGGTTGGCATAGACGGTTTCGATAGCACTCCCGTTCTTTGAAACGAGGGAGTATGCATCATGGGTCTCGGCCAACTTGGTAGACTTCTCTGTACGGAGAACAGTCTTACCATGCTTGTCTACATATGTAGCCCCAGTCTCTTCATAGACCTTGCGTCCTGTCCGCTTATCGATAGGCCCGCCCTTTGAAGCGGACCGGGCTTTTCTTTCAGCAACCCGCTTCTCGGAAGAAGCACGGCTGATGAGAGTAGAAGCCCCAGCATTTGCCTTACCCTGGTATTTCTTCTTGAGGGCGGCAATACCGTTATCGATCTCGGACTGCTTGTAGTTGAGCTTGTGCTTCTCAGCATCAATCACAACCATGGAGTGTCGAACAGCACGGGCAATCTCAGCCTGGTTTGCACCACCGATAGTCATATCGGTAATGAGGTTCGAAACCTCGCCCATCTTCATCTGCTTCTGCTTAGAAGTCATGGGCTTCATACCAGGGTATGCCGGATACATAGCCTTGGGGTCGAAGTCCTTCAGCCCCTTAAGAGCTGGTGAGGTCTTGACCTTTCCGCTATTGTTGGGAATGCAGAGAACTGAGTCACCATCAAAGTCCGCACCAGACAAACGCTCAGCGACCTTGGGGTGGATACCAATAGCATCCTTAACCTTAGTCCCTATGGCTTTTCTGGCATGGGGGTTTTTATTGTTGACTGTCAGTTCTGGGATCTCGAATCGTCCACCATGAGGGTGACGAACAAGAACGACCTTCTCCCCATGTTTGAAGTTGGGGGCGTAAACCTCCGTGGTCTTCATCTTGGGGACGGGAAGGATGACCTGGCTGGCCTGTCGAGGAAGAGCGGCTGCCTTCAGATCCACGGCGTCAGAATCCACTGAGTCTGCGAAAGACTGCAGAAGCTTCTTCTTGACTGAGGGATTTGTGAGAGCCATGATCTCTTCGAACTCAGCACGGCGCTTGTCCCGAACCTTCTGCAGCTGCTGCTTAGCAAGAGAGACGGGCTGTTTCGAGAGGAACTGGGAGCTCAAGGTCTTCGACCAATCACCCCAAGTACCCTCATCGTTGACAATGTTCATCGCCGACAGCTTCTTCTTGCCGTGGGCATCAGTGTAGTGAAGCTGCTTACGAATCACCGAACCAAACGGGTTCGAAGGATCGCCAGTCTGCTTCTTGAGGGCGTCAAGCTTATTGCCGGTGGGGTTCTTGTTGGTGTTGAACCGGAGATCATATCCCTTAGGGATGTCATCCGAGTACATCGCCATACCCTTGAGGTAGTGCGTACCATCAACAGAGATACGAACCTGGGCATAGTTTGAGCCACCGAGGGAGAGGTCTTTGACTCCTCGTCGAACCTCAATAACGCCGTCCATATCGGTACCACCCTCATTTCCATAGCGAACCTTCAGTCGCTTGCTAGAAACGGCAGTGGGCTTCTCGATACCATACACGGTACGACCCCGGTCCTCAATATTGACGCCGGGGGCTTTAATTTCTCCCCGCTTGGCCAGAACCGTCTTGTAGTCCATGCCCGGAGGCACCAGGACCTTCATTTCGGTGAATTTACCAGTCGTCTGCTGCTGGACCTTCACCTTGTGGACGTGATAGCCCTCAGCCTCGAGCATGGCGGTTGCGGTCTTCATCTTGGTGCTCGTAACACCCATGTTGACCTCAACGCCGAGTCCGACGTCAAGAAGACCGTCCTTACCGACCTGCTTCTTGAGCTCCTTGGCAAGCGCCTCAGTGCTCCCCGCCCTTTCTTTGAGGGTGGGGTCTAAAAGCGCTCGAACGGAAGACTCGTTGATACCCATACGACGACCAATGGCCGTGTTGGACATCCCCTTCTCCTTGAGTCGGGCCACCATTGCGACGTCAGCCTTACGCTTCTCGTTCTTAGCAATGGACTTCTGGGCTCGAAGCTGGGTGGTGGTCATTCCAAGGCCCTTGGCGATCTCAGTCTCAGAGAGACCCTTCGCCTTGAGGTCCTTGATGGTGGAAAGCAGGTCACCAGAGTGCTGGTGCGGGTCCTGACCAGAACCCCAAGGATAGCGCCCGGAACGGCGCTTAACACCATAGTGGGCGAGATCCATTAGGCCTCCTCTTCCTTGATCTTCTCGATCAGCTTATCAAACTGGATGATGGTGTCCATGATTCGGGCAATATCCTCGCCCTCAGGGTTTGCTACCTGAATGTCGTCATTCTGGTAGATTCGGAGCTCGTAGTTGATAGCCCCAGGACGCTCATCATACTCGAGGCAGAAGAGCGCGGCGTAGATCATGAGTTGATCAACCTTAGCTGGGTGAACGCCGGTCTTCAGATCGTGGATGCGAAGCAGGCCCTTGTCAAAGGAGATAGCGTCAGCAGTGCCAAAGCAGTTGACCGAGTAAAACAGGACTTGCTCCGGGACCATCCGAAACCCAATAGCATCGTTAACATAGTTATTGAACGTCACCTTGTTTCGGGGCATGCGCATCTTCAGACGAATGTGCTCAGCGGCGAGCTCGTGAAGACGGGTGCCTTTTGCTGCGGCCTGGGAAGTCCGGAAGGACTCGATAAGTTTGTCGGGTGAGTAGTTGAGCCAGTGATACTTACTGGCGGAAAGGAATGCGTGGGCTCCATTAAGCTGTGAGTGATTGTTGAACTTCACTGAGGATCTCGCTCTCGTTCTCAGGGTAGATGAATGCTGCATACGACATAGCATGCATTGTCCGAACGTAGTGTGCTTGATTCGGACGGACTGACGCAATAGCGCCTCGCTTCACCTCAAGGGCTGCCCAACGATTCTTGTAGAGAAGAATCAGATCTGGTATACCTTGAATGTAGTTGGGATCATTTTTCAGGATGATGATCCCCGGCAACATCTTGTTCAGCTTCTTGATGAGCTGCGCTTGGAATTGTGACTCACGCATGGTGTGCTCCTCTGGGTAAGCCTATAAGAAGGGATAGGCTTGTTTCTATCCTTCTTATCATTATATGCGTAGATTACGACGAGGGGTGTCACACGTATTGTAGTGGAAGGGATACCCTTGGATGAGGGTGGACAAAAAAAAGCCCTATACTTATATATATATTAAAAAATCAATCAATCAATCAATATATATATTTTACTAAAAATGGCCACATTGTGACTTTTCGTTGCAATCCCAAGGAAAAGTCCACAATACGTGTGACACCTGAGTGTCCACTTTTTTGTCCACAATACGTGTGATGAGTAACATCTGTCACATCTGCAACATAAAAAAATGGCCAGTGGGACGGAAAAATGGCCACCAAATAAAGAGTGACCACTCTCCCGACCCACCGTCACACGTATTCTAACCGACGAAAGCCCTCTCGTTGAACACCCTCTTCGAGTTCAATGACCGCCGAACGGCCTCATCTATCGACGATTTCGACTCAAGAAAGTAGTACTTCAACCGAGAATATGGCGTGTTCAATCGGTCGATCCGACCCTCACACTGCTCCGTCACTCGCCAGGAATAGTTGAGGGACCAGAAGAGAACCGTATCGGTACTAGTACAGTTCCATCCCTCTGCTGCCGAGGTGTACTGACAGATATAGATCCATCGATCTCCTCCTGGAATAGCATCGTGCCGATGTCCATTCCATTGCGCTGTAGGCACTCCAAGGCTCTCTGCAACTGCAAGGATTCGATCGAGCTCATAGTTGTAATTGTAGAATACGATAACCCTCTCATTGCTTGAGAGTATGCGCTTGGCTTGCTCTGAACGCCAGTCATTATCACTGACCACCTTTCTCAAGATTCTGCAGACCCCACCTGCGTCTCTTAGGGGTTCCTCTGTCCAGGGATCCATCCTGTTCTTCACGACCCACTTATACAAGTCACGGTCGTAGTCGCAGTAGACAGTCTCCCTCTCACGAGTAGTGTGTCGCTCCACCGGCATCTCCACAAGGATACTCCGGCGCAGCCTCTGCAGCTTCGCCTCCCCTATGTATCGTTTGACCTTGGGGTATTTAGCGAATCGGTCAAATATGACATGATCCTCCATGAACTCCGTACGAGTCCTGAAGAATCCGTGAGCCATGAATACCGGGAGGTAGTCCATCCAGACATCTCCAGGGGTGGCTGAGAGCAGAAGCCAGGTGTTCTTCTTTGTGATCTTCAAGAACTCCTTGACCCAGCGCCCACTGCCAGAAGCACGCTGCTCATCAAAAAAGAATACCGCGTGTTCTCGATCCGAGTACTTCCCGATGTTGTTCCACGAGTCCACCACAATGGATGAACCTGTGAAACTACATGCAGGATCTGTACTCAGACCGAGACGCGCAGCTTCTTCCTCCCACTCAAGGGAGTCCCGCTTCTTAGCGGTTGTGATGACATACAGCGTAGGGGAGCCCTTGACCTTCTTCTTAGCCAAGGACCCCCCTTCTTTGAACGAGGCGGCGTTACAAACCGACGTGAGATACCACGCCAGACTAGTCAGGGTCTTCCCCGAACCAACGCCACCCGCCAAGATGCTGCCGTTCTGCAGTTGACGCACCGCCTGAATCTGCTCAGGGCGATACGTAACTGTCATTCTATCGAGTTCTCCTTTCGATGCAGTCTCCGAAGATCCACTCGTCAAACTCAGACTTCACCCGCAAGAATCCCGAGCGGCCGTCCTCATACTCCTCCTTGCGGAACTCGGAGTTGGACTTGAGGTAGAGGTTCGACACTGCGAGGTTCCGCCGGTTCCCATCCTTGTACTGAACCCAGTATCCATCCGGAATCTTGTCGACGAACAGACTCCACACGAGCACCGCAGCCGAGTACACCTTCCGCTCACGACCATGAGCACTGGGCTTCTCCATGCGGTACATGTAGCATCCGTCCTTGTACCGAGGGGTGAGGAAACGACCGGAATTCTTGTTCCGAACCCTCCCCAAGTCAGATACCTCGTACTTGTCATTGAGGTTGGGGATTGTCTTCCACTGCTCAGTGGCCAAAGCGAGCCTTTCTATCCGACTCCGACTCAACACAAGAGCCGAAGATGTAGTCGTCGAACTCAGACCGGGTCTCTTCGAAGAGAGCGTCCATCCGAGCATTGTACTCCTCATACCAGGCCTGCCGGTAAGCCGAGTACGACACGAGGTCCAGATTCTCAAGACGGGCGTTAGCCATGTCGCCATTCAGGTGGATAACATAGTGCCCCCTCCCGGGCTCTCCGTTGAACGCACGCCAGATAACAATCCCACAGCGAACCATGGTCTGCTTACCTGAGTCATCGCGATACAAGGAGAACCCGGGAGCCCCGTCTGAGCACTTCTGAATCCGAAGAACTCGCCCACTCGAGATATTCCGCACCCGACCGAGATCTGATGCCTCATACCTTGAGTAGGGGTGGGGTAAACTTCGCCAGCGCTCAGTCAATGTACATGGCCTTGATGTGGTCCAGAAGGTACTTCTGCTCACCCGTCTTCGAGTCCGTTACGATACGGAGCTTGATTGCCGGGCGGTTGTAGTAGTACCGCTTGTTCTTCTCCTCGTCCTGGAAGACGAAGAAGAGAACCCCCTTTGCGATCTCCTGAACCCGGATCAGCTTCATAGGTACACCCGAGACAGTCACATCCAGGATAGCATCAGCTCGGAGAGCCTGTTTGATCTCCTCGAGGTCCTTGATCTCCTGAGTCGGGTCATCAAGAGACCAGGAACCCGAAATGGGATTGTAGATGAACTTCTGAGTCAGAGGCATGCGAATCTCCTTCATGAAGTCGCTGTCCTGGCGCTTGAGATAGAGTCCCCAGAACGAGCCATCTGCGTCCACGTCTAGCTTCAGCCCCATCACGTGCCAGAACTTGCCGTCGTGGTTGACGATAACCGGGCGCAGCTTCTGGAATGTCTGATCGAGCCAGATCTGGTCGAACTGCTCGAGGTTGATACGCTTGGTACTTCCCATGTGAATCGCCTTCCATGCTTTCTGGGGTCGGTACTGGATGAACTCATACTCCTCAATATTCTTGAGGAGAATACTCTCTTGTGGGCACGTATTGATGGTGAACAGGACCGCGCTTTCTGTATCTACGTCATAGAGTTGCCGATACTCGAGGATGCGTACCTCTCCCTCGGACGCCTTGAACTCCACATACATAGCGTTCCCAGATGCGTATGTGTCATGAATATGTGCTAGGAAGTCCTTCCCCTTGATAATCCGAGGGGTCTTGTACCACCCACCGTCAGTGAGTTCCATCGTGTCCTCCTCAGAAATAACGGATCGTGTCGGCGGCCCACTCAACATTCTCGAGGACCCAGTCATAACTCTGGTGTCCCTTCTCGTTCGTCATGGTGTGGCGAGTGAACTTGGACTTCTGGTCGTCCGACATACGGAAGGTGTACCAGTGGTCCCTCTCACGCTCAGCAGTAATCCACAGATCCGTAGAGCCGGGAACCCGCATGAACGACTTGACATGGTACTGTCGGGACTCGTAGAAGAACGGAGCAGGCTTACCCTCACGAGCACTCCAGTAGTCGTAGTACTCCTTGGCGTTGTAGGTCTTCCGCTCCTCAGTAAGGAAGAGAACCGACCCGTTACTCATAAGGTCGCCGTTCTTGATCCGCATCTTGGTGATTAGCCCCTCGGCGTTGGTCATATACATGATCCACTGGTCATCGCAAGTGGGCTTGAACTCAGTGATGAAGAGGTCCTTGTTCCGGTAAATGAACGTGGGAAGCATAACCCCATCCGTCTTCTTGAGCTTGGCAAGGTACTGCATACGAAGCTCATAGATGTCGACGGGACCCTCGTCAACCTTGATAAGCGTGATCATTTTGTGCTCCTTTTAATGCGTCGTGGAATGTCGTACTCGTCGAGAAGGTAGTCCATGAATGCGAAGAGATCCTTCTCAATCTCATCCGCAAGCTCTCGATTCCTTACTTGAGACACGTCTACGATAAAACGATAGCTGTTGTTTGCAGTCCGCTTCTCAAGGTGAACGGAACACCGTGGCGTACGACGACGCTCAGGGTTCTTGATGTAGTCGAGCACGATCTCTCGACCAGGCTTAAGATCCGGGTTTGGGTATAGAGTCTCTCGAGGTTCCTTGCCCTCAGCTCGATCTCGCTTACGAGCTTCAGAGAGGGCCTTCTTCTCGAACTCCTCTGATTCCTTGACCGCCTTCAGAATATCATCAGCACTGACGATAAGTCGGCTAGTCACGTGTGTCCTTTCTATGAGTGGGGAACCCCGGGGCCCTTTTACAGACCCCGGGGTATAAAATCAGCCGCGCCGCATCTCCCTGATGAAGATCCAGATCAGCCAGAGTCCACTGGTCACAGAAACCATGAAGACGTCGAAGAGGAAGTTGAACAGACCATAGCGTCGCATCAGGCAGCCACCTCCTCATCGTACTTGGCGTCGAGCGGGTCCTCGGCGATCGTGACATACATGGTTCCCAAATATGCCTTCACGCCGGAGTTGCCGTTGACCTCCCAGACATAGGGGTTGATTGTGAGGTCTACGTTCAGGATCTCGACGTAGTCCAGGCTGTCCACTGTCTGCTCAGTGATGAACACCTTCCTCCGAGTCAGGTTCGGGATGCAGACGATCTTCGGCGGACGAGCCCGGTAGGACACCTCCACCTTGAGATAGTGTGTGAGGGCATCCGGGTCAGTTCGAGACTCCCGGGACTTCAGGTTCCAGCCATCCTTCTCGAGGGCCTCAACCATGTCCTCTGGGATCTCAACGCAGAAGGTGCGCTTCGTACCACCAGCGTAAGGACCCTCAGCGGAGAAGTCCTTGAAGAAGATACGGGCGTTCTCGATAGTCAGGTTGCCAAGTCGTGCCATTGTGTACTCCTTAGAGAGAGGTGCGGAAGTCGTTGTGGATACGGTCAAGAGGCCAGGACGCAATCTCCAGGACCTTACGGATGAACCCGGTGAGGTTCTTGCGCTGTCGACACTTGAACAGAATCGACTTGACGCCATTCGGGAAAGTGATCTCCCCGTACACTACGGCCGGGGTGCGATAGAAACTGACCTCGGCATCGTTCTTGAGGTCGAACTGCATCACTCCGGTAAGAGGGCTGTTGAAGTCCGGCTCAATCTTGGATCGCTTGTCGACGAAGGGTGCCAGATCAAGCCCCTCGAACTCTCCGGCCTCCTCATAGAGAGACCCGTTTGGGTGAAAGTAGTCAATAACGCTTGGGGCCTTCTGGCTCATGAAATCCACTCGTCCTTAAGGTCGATCTTGTCGTGCATGATCTGCCTGAGGAACTCACAGGCGATCTGGTACTCACGGTTGTTGTAGATATAGATGGGCTTGATGGTGATGTCCTCGTCGTGGAGGAACACCCGCATCACGATGATCCGGTGGATCGGATCATAGGTGACGATAAAGCTGTCCCCGTTCTTGAGCTGGTACTCAATGATATCAGGGGCGTTACAAATGACGAGAATATCGTCAACGTCATTCTTCTCCCGATACTCCACTCCTCGTCGGAATGCCTCGAAGCAGTCCTTGAGCTCAATGAACTCCGTGTCGATCCGAAGATGGGTATCGTGGGCGACAATCTTTCCTGGCATGTGTGCTCCTTTCAGAAAAGCCTATACCCCAAGTTAATGGGGTATAAGCGAGATCAGTCTTCGATCTCGACGTGGTCTCGAGCTTCCTGTACGGCCTTGACGGTCGCATCGAACTGCAGCTCCACTTCGCGGGCAACGATTGCACTAGCAGCAACACCAGTGCCCACGGATCCGAACCAAAGCAGAATCTTAGCGATTCCATTTGCGTTCGAAACCAGGGGCTTGGTAAGCTTGCTGGCAATCATACCAGCTCCAATGGAGGAGAGTCCGGAGATGATAATCTTGGCAACGGGCAGCATGAGGGTTTCCTTTCGAGTAGAGGGGTCTCATATTACCCTTAGTTTCTGACGCGGACCCCCGGGCCCTTTTACAGACCCGGGGGCTTTTACACATCAGGTGTAGTTATGACGGAAGCATCCAGCATCCTGCACGTGAATCCGGGTCCAACCATGCCAGCGAGACCACATCCACATCCAACGTCCACACATATCACTTCACCTCCTCATGGTACAGTCGAGAAATAGTCTTCCTGCTCGAACCGGGCATGAATACCAGCTCGTTCAGGCCGTCATGGGTAAACATATAGGTAGTCCAGTGTGCCCAGTTGAAACACAGGATCTTGCCGTCTCGAGGACAAGCGATTCGACAGTACCCCAAGTCATCCTTGAGGATACGGGCATTCCAATACTTATTGACTCGCCCATCCTGAGAATATACAGTCACGGTGAAGTGCTTGACGTTGACTCCGTAGATGATCGGGTCGTCAAGAACTGGGTCTCGATCCTTCTCGATCGAGTGCTCTTTGTACGGACCCCACTGGTTCTCGTACTCAGCCATCGTTATCCCCGTTCCAAATATACGGCTCAAGCTCCAAGGGTGAAGGCCTCGAAGTCGCCGAAGTCTCCGATCGCAGCCTTTGCATCGTCAGCAAGACCCTCGAAGTAACTCCAGTCGACCCACTCCTTCCAGTCGTCTGCGTGGGCTTCCTTGAATGATTCGAACTGTACCCACCGGTGACCGGTACTGCCTGATGCGGCATGGTAGTTACCATCTTTCTCGCGGAGAAGGATCCCGCCTCCACGGTTGACGGGGACGAAGGCGCCGGTCTTGCCGACGAACTCCATCTCTGGCTTCTCTTCTGTTCCGTTGTTCAGGTACAGAGCGGTAGTGACGCTCTTGGTCTCCGCCACGTCTCGAATATCCAGCTCCTCCTTCGAGAAGAGCTCCTTGAAGACGTAGGGGTGCTGGAACTGGGCGCCGGTAGCACTCCAGTGTCCGTCCTCGTAGTCGACATAGACGGCCTTGTTCACAAGACACATACGGTCGTAAGTAGCCTCGTGCTCGAAGGTGTATCCGTACTTCTTGCCGAACTCCATAACTTTCTCGATGATCTCGGGAGTAGCCCTCGGAATCTTGATCGAGTCGGTCTTGATATGCGCAACGTCGAAGCCCTGCTCCTGGACGAAGTGCTTCAGCTCCACCATAAACAGAGCGCCACGCTTTGCGACGATGTTGTCGACGTTCCGGGGGTCCTTGAAAGCATTGGGGAACTTCGCTGCAGTGAGACCGTACACCGAGTTGATGACGATCTTAAGAGCAAAGGCCAGTGCCTCATAGTCCACACCCTCCTCGAGGAACGGCTTAAGGGCTCCGTCCAGAAGAGATCCAGCTAGCTTGTCGTCGTGGTGCTTGATTGCGACTCGGGCTTGCTTGATCTCGCTGAAACGCTTAGTGTATCGGTCTCCGAAGAGGTTGAGACACTCGATTGAAGTGGGATGCATGCTCGCAACGTCGAGAAGTGCGACGTCGACGTAGATTCCTGGTTCGGCGTAGACGTATCCACCCTCACCGACCTCCTCCCCACGATAGGTAGACTTGCCGAAAGCGTACTGATAGCCAGGGAATTGCTCACTGAGATCGGTGTAAACGAACTCACTTTGGGGGTTCCTGTTCTTCCCGAAGATGATGAACTGACTGTGCTTGTTGGTTGTGTCGTTAGGAGTCAAGCCAGACAGCTCGGCAAGCATGAGACGGGCCTGCCAGTCCGCATGAAGGTGGTTGAAGACCTCCTCCGTCGCGATAACGTCGTTATCACAGTACTCCGCCACCTCTTCCCAGCGATCCTCAGGAACATTCTCGTCCCAAGGAATACCAAGCTCCTGGTGATGCAGTCCAAGCTCGATCTCCCACTTCTTGAGGGACATCTTAGTAGCTGCGAAATCGTACACATCAGTGTAGGACAGGTTGTACGCCTCAACGAACCCAGCAGTGACGCTGTTCTCGATGATGCGCTTGCTCAAGTCATACAGCTTGGCGTTATTGAAACCAAGCGTACGAGCGTAGAGAATATGGTTGTCGTACTTACGGCAGTTGAAGCCGACAAGCCGCATCTCGCAGAGGGCCTCGATCTCCTCAGGGGTGGGGTTAATCATCCGGTGTACCTGCGGATTACCCTTTACCTTCCAGTTCACGAGGAACAGGTTCGGGAACACCTCACAGTCGAAGAAGACGAGCTCACCAGTCGGGAACCCAACGGACTTCTCCTCAGGATCCTCATTGGTGAACGGCATCTCCATCACAGTCTTGATTGCCGCCTCAGACTGATTCGTCGAGTTCATGGCGAATGCCAGCACCCGAGGCTTAAGGTCCTTGACGTCATACACCATCCCCTGTTCCTTGGCGTCACAGAGGATCTTGGCAATGAAGTCGACCGAGGGCTTGGTCGAGGGATGGATCTCCTTCCGAAGGTTGCGCTCAATAAGCTCCCTGACCTTCTTCTCGTTGGCCATGGTGGTCTTGTTGATCACTTTCTTCTCCTTAAACGGCAGCCCCTCCGAAATATGAGCCACCGGGATGTTGTTGCAGTGAGTGACCTTTCTCCTCAGAGAGGAATCACCCGTGAAGACCTTGATCTCAATGTCTTCGTCGTAGAGCCTCGCCAGTTCGGAAGGATCTCCGTCGTAGATGTAGTGGAGATGAACTCCATTTCCACCTTGACTGGTCTCGGCGTAGGTAGGGGGCCATTCTGAGGCGGCCTGAAGGTTTCGATTAAGGTCCTTCCGACCGTCCTCCTTGATATCAAAGTCGATGACGATGTGGTTCTCTGGGACTTTGACGTAGTGGACCTCATGAGTATCTATCTCACGAAGAGTGGTTCGAACGTTTGCCCATCGGAACTGCGGAGTCCCATGGTCTCCGGCTCTTTGGGCTGGACAGTCCGCCAGAACGTCGTCGAGAAGGGACTCGGAGTAGTCGAGGGCCAGTGAATATGGCTCCTCTGGAGAAGCCTCGAGTTCGGCAGGATCCAGTAAGTAATCCCTGAAGCCGGAATATACACTGCGTAGTCTATTGCCGTCATGCTGTACACGTGAATGAAACTCGTCAAAGTAATCTTTGAGTTCTTCGCGGAAGATGTATCGGCTCTTCGGGTACGGGATATTACTCTCACTACAGTACTCCTTATACAGCTTGTATGCCATGGTTAGACTAACGTACTTCTCTTCCTTGAAGAGGAGGTAGTTCTCCTCAACAAAGTTGTAGAGCACATTGGTCTTCATCATCATGTCCTGTGGCTTATAAGCGTCGTAGTAGTGCTTTCCAAGACCCCTATAAACCCCAAGACAGTGATTTGCAATCTTCCCAAGCTCGTCACGGATCTGCGTCATCAGTGTCTGATACTCGTCAGCCCCCACGGTTTGTCCGGTGGGGGAGATGTCAATCAATCGACGGATAATACCAGACTTAGAGTCTGTGATCTTGACTGGCTTGTTCGTGCCAATGAAGAGGAGGGCGTTGATTCGCTTGGGGTAGCGCTTCACACCCTTCTCGTTGATCAGGATCGTCTCATGGGCAACCACGCTGTTAAGAAGGCCATTAGTTTCGATACGAGAGAGGTCTCCATCCTGATCGATGGCCACGAGCGAACTCTTACCGAGGGTACTTGTAGCAAACTGATCTGACTTGGATCCAAGAGCTCCTGCATCGAATGTAGTTGTATAGCCTTGGAATAGAAGCTCCAGAATATTGAGGATCGTTGACTTTCCCGAACCCGGGGGACCATATAGGACGGCAAACTTCTGAATCCTCTTAGAGTCGCCAGCCACGATGGAGCCGATGAGCCACTCAAGCTTTCGTCGAGCGTCCTCATCATATAGAGTTCCAACGAGAGATCCCCAAGCGACCGGCGAACCTTCCTCGAGGGAGTACGGTAGTCTTGCGGTTGCATAGTCTTCCTTTCTAGGAGTACTGTCCGCAAATATGAGCTTGGCGTTGAGCTCCTGACCGTTGTCAGGAAGCCTGGACTTCCAAGTCTGGAAGCTGGTCCACAGTCCAGTATTGTAGTTGGACATAGTTTTCACAACGGTCTCAATCTGACCTTTGTGGTTCTTCTGGTGCTCGAAGAGGGACCGGTCTACAAACGTAGCGACGTCAAACTCGTCTGTAGACCAGAGCCCCTTCTCCTCATCCCAGATTGCCTGGAAGTCTCGCCCCTGAATGAGAATATCCCTCGACCGTCCGACGAGGAACTCAGGGTAGATTTCCACCTTTCCACTCTTTGTGGTACGCTCGCAGATTCGGTAGAAATCCATGAGTCTCCTTTACAAGTAATGTTCGTTTGCGTAGGCATTCATCTGGGCCCAGAGTTCTGCCTTGCGCATATCGCGTGCGCCGTGAAGGGGGATCGCACGAAGAGGGAACATGGATCCGTGCCCCAGCTTCGTGTAATCCCTTGAGTTGATCCGCTCGAGGATAGACTCTACCTCTTCCTCGTGGCGGGGGTTGAACAGGGCCTCATCAGTGTAGTCGTAGAGGCCGCAGTTCTTCACCATCTCCCAGAAGTACCATTCCAGAGAATATGGCGTATCGTCATCCTCGAGCATCATGTCCATACGCTCGGCCAAAGCGATGAACATCTCGAGCATGGAGCAAGACTGCTCGTTAAGCCAGACATAGGACACATCCGGGTTCTCCCGAGTGAATGCCCTACGAAGGTCAATACCATCCTGTGCACGGTTGATGTCGTTCGGAATCGTCACTCTGAACGGCGTCTGGTGCATGATCTCGAGCAGGCTCATGAACGAATCCTCAGGGCACTCGGCCATGCGAGTATCCCCAGTTCGATCCACAAGCCAGTCGAAATATGAGTTATCCGGCGCTGCCTCGATCATTACTCGTCCTCGTAGTACTCAACCCCGAGAACCGAGTGCTCGTAGGAATCGTCGAGTATGGTGATCTCGAAGTCCGCGTGGCGGCTCATGCTTCGGACGTAGATGATGGTGTCGGAGGCGGAGATCCCACTGATGATGTTGTCGAACCAGGACGTATCCTGCATAGGAACGCCCCGGTTATCAGCGAATACGTCGTCCTCCATGTAGTACGTGAGCTCGACATGCTCCTGATGGCCCTTAGCCCGATACTCCTCTTCGGTGATCTGGTAGGCCTCGAAGTGCTGTCGATCCATCGTACGCTTAGTCACTTCCTCCTGGTCGGGATCTTCCACAGGAGTCGGAGAGTAGTCCACAGCAACGCTCGGTACCACCGGCTCAGGATCGGGTTCGCGATCCTCTGAATCAGAGCCATCTCCCACTCGCTCTTTGTGCTTCGCTTCAGCAATTTCTGCAAGCTCCTTGTTGATCTCGATCGTTGCTTCTTGAAAGTCCCGCTCGAACTTGCGAGCAAGAACGAAATATACGCCAAGGCCGCCTGTGACAGCTCCGGCTGCGAAATATGCGATCTTGTCAAGCATGGTCACCTCAGATCTTGTCGTACATCACACCGTCGACGTTGAAGTCAAGCGCCCACTTGGTGACAGTACGGCCGTTCTTGTCCTCACCCTCGAAAGTACCCTCGAAGATGTTGAAGTCGACGAAGTCGTCGCCGTTACCCTTGACCCAGCCAGTCACAGCGCCAGCGGGAGTGTGGGGGAACCCGAGCATCTTGTAGACCTCGTTGAGGAAGATGTGCCCACGAGTCTGCAGAATATCATTCGCGTACTGCTGCTGGCACTTGAGGTGGAGCATAGCAAGGTCCTCATCCGCGGACCAGTTGATGTTCTCATCGTCGAAGATAACTCCATAGGGCGAGACTCCGTCGACAGCAGAGATGGCCTCGAGAGTCATCTCGTCTTTGGTGAGGTCCTCGTCAGCGACAGACACAATAGCGTCCAGCACCGCGTCCTTACCGAACTTGGACTCGACCTTCTTCTTATAGGTCTTGAATGCCTGGTCGACAGCGGCGTACGCTGCAGCGAGAGATGCGTTCCGCTTGAGCATGATGCCGTGGCCGGCGATCAGAGAGGCGATTGAGGCGGCACCGAGAATAAGGGCGGGGGCATAAAGCTTGCCAAGCTTGGTGGTCATTCGGGTGTAGAGGATAACCTTGTCCCGAGTGGCGTCCTTGTCGGTGAGCTTACCGTCCTCGTGGGCCTCGTGGACCTTGACGAGAAGAGCAGCCTCCTCAGCAATGGTCTCCTCAACCTTGAGGGTTGCCTTAGAGGCGAGAACCGTGGTACCGATAAAGCCAACGGTACCAGCGGCAGTCAGAATGGTGGGGGCGTGCTTGCTGAGAACCAGCGATGCGCGTCCGGCGAGACGGGTAACAATTCCGAGATTCATTTGATACGTCCTGCTTCCTTGAGTCGAAGATAGATAGCGATTGCCTGGTCGTCTTCCATGCGTTCAACACGGCGACGCCACTTGTCTGAGAATGGGTAGGCGGCGATAAGCTCAAGCCGCACTTGCTGAGGATTCATCGTGCATTAATGTGGTCGGGTTTCGGGAGCTGAAGCATGTAGCCACGACGACTACGGATCACCGACATGTACCGGGCCGAAGTCCAGCCCCAGTTCTCGTCAGTGTATTCGGTAGTGATACCGCAGAGATCGTAGAGGTCGGCGACGGTGGCAAGACCGTACTCCTCGATGATGTCGCCAAGTCGGTCGATAACGAGATAAGCTTCATCTCGGGACTCGAGCTCGATCTCTGAGAAATCATGGTATCGACGTGTACGAGGAGAAGCGTCTCGGCGATTGCCTGGTGCTGAGCCTGGTCGAGAATATGATCCGTATGAGACACGGGACCCCCCGGACGAGCTGCGAGCTCGAGGAGAAGACTCTCCGAAGAGGAGACGTTCGATGCCCTGGCTGACCAGATCCGAGAGTGTGTTCTTGATAGCAGGGATAGTAACATCGTAGAGTAGATACTCGCCGACATTGTGGATATCCTCTCCGACGAAAGCCGAGATAGCCTTCGTCCCGAAGTTTGCCTTCTTCTTGGTGACGGTGGCAGTGGTAACCTGCTCAACCTTCTTGCGCTCGGGGAGCTTACTGTTGGACGGGAGGTTCGGACGAATCGGTGCGTTAGCCAAGGTGGCTCCTTTCAAGGAGGTGGGGGCCCCAGATTTCTCCAGGGCCCCCAAATATGAATCAGAGGTTCTTGAGCTCCGTCTCCTTAAGCTTAGAATCGAGCTCCTTGTACTTGGGATCCTGCTGGACCTGCTTCATGATCTTCTCGGGCAGGATACCGTTGTAGAACTCCCTCACGAGAGAAGGGTTGTCCATGAGCTGGTCGAAGAGCTCCTCGTACTCCGGCGAGTTGAGGAAGGACTCCTTGATCTGCTCGGACTTGACGAAGCGCTCACCCTGACGCTCACCATACGAGGTACCGATGAGGTCGTCGAAGAACTTCATCATGGTGTACAGGTCCTCGTTGTCAATAGCAGCCTGGAGCCACTTCTCGAAGTTGGTGACGTTGTCGTACCGCTTGATGAAGTCGAACATCTCACGGCGAGACATGTGGAAGTAGAGCTTCTTGGTGGTGGGCTCATCGTCGAAGATACCACGGACGCGGATGATGTGAGAGAACATATTGATGGTTTCCTTTCAGTTGATCTTGAAGTAGTTTTCCTTGGGGGCGACTAGAAAGTCGACCGTAAGGACTGGCTCACCCTTTTCAGTGAGCTGAGAACCAAACTCGACGGAGAGGGAGTTCGGCTCGGACCAGCCTACCAGCTCTCCAGCCGCGATGGGAGGAATCCCGAGACCATTGTAGAACTCATTGAGAGAGGCATAACACTCGAGATTGAGCTGTCCGTTGATGTTGTTCTCGACTCGACGAATTGTTTCAATGTCGGATCTGAAATATCGTCCCGAGAATACATCATAGCAGAGGACGTCTCCGGAGGAAGCGACCAGAACGGATCCGGACACAGGTTTGCCAGCATCTTGAACCGATTTCTCTGCAACGCGGGCCTTAATCTTCTCGCGGTCCTTCGGCTTAACCACGTCCGCCACCGCTTCTCGATATCGTCTAAATGCCGCTTCTGAACCCGAGTAGGCCAACGCAAACGCCGCTCCTCGAGAGTATTGAATACGATTCGCCGCGATGATCGATACCAGAGTACATACGCCTGCGATGGCCGGGGGAATATATACTCGATATGATACTGCGAACTTCTCCTTCCACGAGAGGTCCTCGGGTGAGCGAAGATTGGCTTCACAGTAGTCTGCAATCTTCTCGACTGCGAGCGTAGTAGACTTCGCTGTGAGTACGGCCGTAGCAACGGTCCCAACGCATGCTGAGGCCGTGAGAATAGCCGGAGCGTTTGCCTTGAAGAATTGCGTAACACCGTTCGCATTGATCACTTGTCCTCCTTGCTCAAATATGCCTCGATCTCCATCCGGACTAGAGACTCGATATCCTTGCGAGTCATTCCCGAGTACTTACCCTCGATTCGGTCTCGACGGGCCTTGGTATAGGTTCCGACCATAACCATGATCTGTACCCAGGCACAAACTGCGGTAAGGGCCCCGAGAATATACAGGGTCCACCAGATGATGCTCACTTGTGCTTCCTTTCAACTCGCTTCAGGCGAGGATAGATCTTCCAATTGTTGCGATTGTTGATGCAAGAGAGAATATAATCCGGTGTAAACTCCCAGATACCGTTCTCACTTGGGAACCTTCGGAAATCGACCGAGTCGGCCGCCATTCGTCGGAGGTATTCTCGTCGGTCGTCCCCTCGAGAATATGCGCGAGACTCTGCGGTTGCTCCATCAACACCGAGGTAGAGTACGGACAGAGCGTCTCCGACGATGATGTCTGCATGTCGAGCAAGGAGTTCCATGACACCGTCGACGGTGAGGATGACAACTCGATTAGGGCGGTCTCCCCTCCGGGTAATCTCGTCACGCGGTACTCCGTATCGCCAGCCTCGGAAAGTCTCGACGCAGAGGAGATCTCCCCCGGCCTCCCATTCTGCGAATGCCTGATCCTTGAGGAAGTAGTAGGAAGAAGCATCTTCTCCCATACGTCGAGGGCGTGTGGTGGCAGTTCGTACTGCATGGTATCCATCATTCTCAACCATCTCCTTCTGGAATGTGGACTTGCCTGAACAACTTGGACCGAGAAGTACGACTAACATTTCACTCCGCCGAGATCGTGTAGAGAATGACTGTCATGGCACAGAGAAGAAACCCGATCACCGTGACGACCAGCTTGGCGAAGAATGCGATGGACGTGAGCCATACCATCCAGGTCGCAAAGCTGATTGCTCCGAAGACGATCAGGAAGATGAGGCTGATGAGGATGTAGTAGATCGGTGGTTCCTCGAACATGTGTGCTCCTTTCTCGAGGAAAGCCTATACCCCAAGTCGGGGTATAGTGCTGAATTACCAGCGGTTGATCTTACGATCACGGCGCGCGATGAAACGCTGCTGAACACCAACAACGTGCTTCATCCGGCTGTTCGCACCCCTGCCAATAAAGCAGGAGGCGAGAACAATTCCGAGGATGAAAACAGCGCTCTTGATGACAGAAACGATGATGCGGGTCATGAGTGGTCCTTTCAAACGGAGGGGTTTCAATATAGGACCGGTTTTTCTCGCGGGTTACTTCATCTTCTTTCGAATATCTCGAAGCTCGAGCCAGATAAGCAGGAGTAGTCCGTAGATACCAAGCCATTGTCCGAATTCCATATGTACTCCTTAGAAAAGCCTATATCCCAGGTCGGGATATAGGATGAGGTCTCAGTCGGTCTCTTCAGAGGCTTCGATCTCGTCGAGCTCATCGAGGTCGTCGTGCTCAAGCTCTTCGGGCTCGTCACCGTCCGGAACCGAGCGGAACGCCATGAGGGTGAGAGCGGTACCGGCTGCGAATACAGCGGCGCCAGCAATCAACTTCTTGGAGTTGCGCTTGATAGCGGGCAGGACAGCGTCCTTGTTGAACTTGAACTCGACAATCTTCTCGTTGGTCTCAACGGTGGTGTCGGTGGTCTCAGTCATGAGGGTTTCCTTTCAAATTAGAGGGGTCTCATATAAGGCATGGTTTTTCTCGCGGAAAGCCTATACCCCATGTTGGGGTATAGAACTTGGATCAACGGGAAACGGCGAGAGCCTGTTCCACCATCGTATCCCATTCCTCATCAGTAATCAGCTCAGCGCGCAACTTCGCGTTCTCAACTTCGAGCGTCCGTACGCGGGCCTTGAGGTTGAAGGCGGTGTACTTCTGCTCTTCGTGAGCAACAGCGAAGAAGATGCTGAGGATGGTGACAAGGGAGAGGGCGATGTAGAGCATAGTCTTTCCTTTCGTAGGATCTTCAATATAGGGCTGGTTTATCTTGCGAAAAAAAAAGATAAGCCTAGATCCCATGGCGGGATCTTTGGCTGGAAGGTGGTAGGATCAGAAGTTCCAGGTCTTCTTCTTGCCAACCATCTCGGCGACAATCAGCAGGGTGCCGATGACGACGAAGGGGGCGATGACAAGAGCGAGGAGGGTGGTCATTGTGTTTCCTTTCTAAGGGTCTTCAATATACGGTGTGTTAATCCTGCGACTCATGTGACTAGAGTGACCAGGCAAAAAAAGATAAGCCTAGATCCCATGGCGGGATCTAGAACTGTGTCAGAGGTAGTAGTGGTCGTACTGCTCAGAGCTCAGTCCAGTAGCAGCAAGCTCCTCGGCGTAGTCGAGGGCGGCCTGTGCAGCGGCGGGAGAGAGGTTCATGAGAGTGTCCTTTCTATGACGGGTTTCAATATAGAGCCCGTTTTCTACGCGAAAAAAAAAGATAAGCCCAGCCCCCCATGCGTATAGCACAGGGGGCCAGGCGAATCTCAGAAGGGTTTAACCTTCATGATCAAACCGAACGCCTTCGAGCTGACGACTGCAAGTCGCTCGTACTGGAGGACAGCTACAATACCTGCCAGAGAGGTGGCTGCACCGAGAATTGCGTCTTTGCTGAGCTTCTTGCTCTCGCCAAGGGCTTTGGCTTTTGCAAGAGTCTCGACATTTCGAGCAATTGTGGTGTAGTCCTCACTAGCAGGATCGTGAAGCTCGGCCTCCTTCAGAGCAGCTTCAATTGTCTGCTGAATGGGGTCAGGGTTCTTCATGGATGGGCTCCTTTCTAGGGGTTCATTATACCGCAGGTTTTTCTCGCTTAGACCTGCTTGACGTCCAGCGTCACCTTCCCGTTACGGAGCATCTCGGCGACGCCCTGGTCAAAGGTGGCGTGGATCCCCTGGTCCTCAGACACATGGAGAGCGCCGGAGGGCTGAGTCCCCTGGTACTTGGTGGAGCTCACGCCGAGAAGAACACCCAGGAAGGTGTCGATCGCAGCGATAGTTCCAGCAACCTCCGTCGGGTGAGGAAGGTGCCACAGAGCCGCCAGAGTGAGGTAGAGCGCAGAGGTAGCCGGAAGGGCGACCAGCGCAACCCACTTGAGGACGTCGTAGGACTTGTTGTTCAACTTGCTCTCCTGAAGGTGCTTAGCCATTGATTTTCCTCTTTGCCGGGGGTCTAGGGGTGGGGACTACGGGAAGATTCTTGACCTCATTCACAATCTTCTCAGCAAGCCCATTCCCCCCGAACTCGGAATAGGGCTCTACGAGATACTTCATGAAGTCCTCATACTCGTCGAGGGTGAGAAATCCTCGATGAAGATATGTCTTCCCGACATATACAATCCGGTCATGGGCCATTCCGAGCAGAAGCCTTGACGTGGCGGACTTCCGCTCACTGCGCTTCATGATCCAAGCCCACATCCCGGAAGATCCCAGAACCGACAAGAATATCGCAAGGACGATGTCGGTCAGGGGGTTGAATCCGAAGTGCTGCATGTTAACCGATCGCTAGATAGGGACGTACCCCGAGTGAGTAGTTAATCGGGGCGTGGGAGAACTGACCAGTAGACTTCATGTAGACTGCAGTCTGTGCTGAAGCTCGTTCACGAAGCCAGTACTCCTCCTCAATGTTAACAAGGGCGGGGTTGAGCCTGAAGGCGGGGAACTGGTTGTGGTGTATACCCTTGGCGAGGGGATCGTTGAAGATCGACGTCCCCCAGAGCATGGCCTCGTCCATGATGTTGATGTGCGGGTTATACCAGCGCCATTCCCTGACTGCGCCGTTACCATCGTACCCAGTAGCGACTCGAGTCCAGACGCCGACCATATTAGACCGTCCGAACAGAGACTCAGCCATACGACTGCCCTGTGTCATAGTGGACTGGTTGAGCGTCGAATCAACGTAAGAGCGCTGATCTGGGATCGTGGTGGACCATGCGTCTCGGAACAGAGACCGGTCAGGGACTACAATGATGTGGTTCTGTCGGAACGGGGGCTCACCAATATTGATGAAGTAGTTGAACGCCACGATTCGCCAAGTGACACCGGAATAGGTCCAGTAGTCACCGAGGTACATCCCCGAGAATGATCCGCTTCGAATCGCCTGGAGATAAGGCGTCACTGAATTACCAAGAGACGCTCCTCGGTAGATCGAGTTGTGGACGCCGACATTCGAGTCGTTAAGCATCCCATAGACTGACCCCGAGTTAGTGAACTTCTCGTTGATCTGGGTAATCTTGAGCTCAGTCCCAGCAACTCTACCCTCTACGGCCTGAATGCGGTCGTTCTGGTTCTTGTCGCTCACTTTGAGGTTAGCAACGTCAGTCGAGGTGTTACCGCCGGCGTTAGCCAGTGCATCTCGGACGGAGTCGAACCAGGTGTTGAACTCACCCTGGAGCTTAGCCTGAAGAGAATCCAGGTTGATTGTCTCGAGCGGGCCGCGAACATAAGGGGTACGAGCACTACCCACAAGGTTGATGATGTTCTCGGCAACGATCTGTCGAGAGTTCTTGATAATCTTGATCTGAGCCAGGGCGAAGGTCTGCCGGTCGCCACTGTCCCCTACGTTCGGAATCAGAGGTGTAACCGCAGGTGTACCCTGGACCACCTTGATCTTGGCGCCACGGACCGCCTTGGATCGGTCGACCTCGATACACACGAGATCGATTCGGTCAAGCGTTGCGTGAGAACCAGTGAGTGACACAGTCTCGTCACCGGAGTTCTCTACCCATCGGTTGTTCAGCCAAGCCTTTCCTGCACCTACATACACGGACATACCGTTGTTGGTGGGGCGAACTCGGAACTTGTCTCCCACGTTCGGGAAGACACCCGGTGCGATGATACCGTCAAAGAGCGATCCGAACTGGTCAGCATCGTATGTCCGGTCACCATTCACTGAGTTGTAGAAACCGCTAGAAATGGCCATGCATTAATCCCTTTCTCGAGGAGCAATGACCTCTCCGGGGCCACCGCGAGTGAAGTCGATACGGAAGCCGTCACCATTCCACTTGGTACGAGACGACATTGAGATAGTGGGAACTCGAGAGAACCCACTACTGGACCAAGACTCAGTCATCTCAGTCAGCTGGCACTCAATTGGTTCTGCATTGCTGCCCGAGGGGACGTAGTAGAAGATATCTCCGACATCGAAACCAGTACGGTACTCGACGTTGGAGAAGTTGTTGATCTTACCCGAGATCATCTTGAGCGGGGTATACTTCGGGAACATGGCGTCCAGAACCCAGAAAGGATACCACACCTCGCTCAGAGATGTGATATGCTTCCGCTGAAGATTAGTAAGCGCGTTCCAGTCCTTGATAGAGTAGGGCTTGTGGACCTGAGTATTATCCCACAAGACTTCTCGTCGAGTAATTGGATTCTCAGACCGCAGAGTATGTGCCCGAGTGTGCGTACTACCATCAGCAATCCACTTCAGATCCACATCGCCGGAGTCCCATACCTCATAGATCGTACTCTTCTTGTCGACGATAGAATCCACAGACTCGAAGTCAGAGAAGTTGTCATTCTCCTGAGCGAGTGTGATCGTATTAATGAGATGTGGAGCAGTCACGTAACAGTGAATGCCCTGGTTCTCGAGCTTGATCTTGTAGAAGAGAGAATATCCGTTCGGCTTGCACGCCGACAAGACGTTCTTGAACATCTCGGCGATGGGCGCTCGGTCGTAGATGATCCACTTCCCGTCCTGGATCTTCTGACCGGTGTCATTGACGTAGGCCATCTGTGACACTCGAGTTTCTCGATGGAAGTTGAAGTTATCAATCCTACGAGCAGCTTCTGCATCCTTCCCAAGATGCGCATGGGCCAAGTTTTCAGCCGTCATCTGAGCATCGAACTGGCCATTCTTGTCGGGCTCAATCCACTGCCTGTGAGGTAGGACTCTCCACTCAAACATCGACTCGAGAGAGCGACCGGTATACTTGTGGAGGTAGACACCGTCATCCTCCTGCTTAACCGTGGCCGTCTCGATTACCATGGCGGTCGAGGTATCATCTCGAATAAACAGATTCCCGAGACTGTACTCATAGCCCGGCTGATCCGAGTAGAGCTGGAGCTCAAACTGGCCGTAGTCATATGCCCGCTCGGTCCAGTTGAGGGAGTAGAAGCTGTTCGGAACTTCAATCCACGAGTTGTAATTGTGAAGGAACGCGAAGAATAGCTGCATTAGATCCCCCTATAAAGTGTATCGTATTCCATAGAGACGTTCACGTCGTCAACGCCTCCAGCATACTGAAGGGCGATCGTGTTGATTCCCGGATGCATCTGAATCCAGGTACTACCTGGCGCCAGAACACCAGTGATGTATGACTTCCTTCCTCGAGCCTGGTGGGTAATAGACTTCTTACCAGGACGAGTGTCAACGACAATACTCTCTCCAGCATAGAAGTTTCCAGCTCGAGAGATAGACATTGTCTCGTTGAAAGTCGTATTACTCAGGATAAGGTTACTGACCGTACCGAGGAACTCAACAGTAATAGTAACGCCAGCCGGGTAGTCACCAAGGTATCGGATATCCTTACCCGAGGAGTTGGTCATGTCGCCGAACTTGAGCTTGTGGTTGTCCTGTGAGAAGAACGGGAACTCGAAGGTGGGTGTGTTGTCATTGAAGCCCACAACCTTCTGGATCTGAGTAGCGGAGGACTTCCAATACGGGTCCAGCCCAAGAAGGGAGACCTGGATCTCCTGCCGCTCAGAGAAGATGTTCGGCTCGACGGACTCGACGATGAAGTCAGAGTGCACGTTAAGCCAGTCGGTCGTCACACCGAGAGTAATGGTCTCCCCGACTCCGAAGTAGGAATATGTCTTGAGTCGGAGTTCCTGAATGTCGGTCCCCCAGGGGATCAGAGTCAGTACCACAGTCCGAGTACCAACCCTGATCCCCTTAAGGAATGCTCCGTCCAGCAGGGCGAATCCATCAGTGCTGATGTCCGCCTTTACTGGCCCCAGACCAGTAATCTCCTTGACCGCGACCCCCGACTCATAGGGGTTCGTGATGTCGATGGTTAGACGATCCCCCGACTTTGTCGTGGACGAGATCTCTGAGATCATAGTGTCAACTTGTCCTTTGCCATTGCAAGCTGAGTGTTGGTGTTGCGGTAGATAGTAGCCGCATCCAGCGCCTCAGGCGAGTTGTTGGTCTGGTTGAAGGTGATGTTTGTAACACCATTTTGACTATTCTTGTCAGAATTGTCAACTGCGATCGGAGCGGGAGGCCGAGCCGCGTTAGCTGCCTGAGCCGTGACTCCGATGGCGGGAAGGAAGTTGTTGATTCCCTTGGCCTGCTTCTGCATCTCAGTGAGATCCAGGACAGGCTTGATTTCCGGCTTGAAGGACGGGTCATCCTCGACGAGTTCGTTGACTCCATCAAGAGCCTTAGTCATAGCATCGTAAGCTGCGCTAGCCATGGTGTCTCCCGCCTCGGCTACACGATCGCCAGTATCCTCAATACCGATAGCGAGACCCTCACCGACGTATCCACCGAGCTCCATCATCAGTCGAGAAGGAGAGTGGATCTTGAAGTAGCTCTTGACCTTGTTGTAGCCATTCTTGGCTACGTTCAGCATAGACTCACCGAAGCTCCAGGCCTTGGATGCAAGACCGTTGGTCATACCGTCGACAATAGCCCAAGCAATCTCTCGACCAACCTTGTTGAAACGAGGAGCGTACTTGTTAATAGCATCGCGAACACCTTCAAGAAGCTTGAGGACCGTCCACATACCCTTGTCAATGATCTTCGGACCATTCCTAGCAATTCCATCAAGGAAGTTGAGGATGACGTTGGTGGCAGCGTCAATGACCTTGCCGATGTTGTCAGCAATTCCATTCAGGAAGTTTGCCAGGATGGTAGCACCCTTCTCTCCGAACTCGTAGGCATGGTTAGCCAGCTCGGTGAGCATCGCCTGGATTAGGATGAACAGCATAGCCACAATGCCTGGAATGTTGGCATTGATGGCGTAGATGATTGCACCAAGTAGCTGAGCCATAGCCACAGCAAGTTCGGGAGCCTTAGCCCCCAAGGTAATGATGAAGTTGGCGATGGCATTTGCTACATCGATAGCTACCTGGGGTAGAATCGCCGCCAGTTGCTTGAGCCCCTCGGTCAGGACCAGGAACGCCGCTGCACCGGTAGTAGCACAGATGCCCAGTACCGCTGCGAAGGCCGCCATGCCGATTGAGATCGGAAGTAGGGCCAGGCCTAGCGCAAGTAGTGCTGCGGTAAGGATAATCATACCGACAGCAAAGTACTGTGCCCCTGCTGCCGCGGCAACCAGGATCAGCATACCGCCAGCAAGGGCAATAAGTCCAATAGCCAGCTGGGTCCAGGTGATCGTCGACAGAGTCTTCATGGCTGAGGCCAGAGCTAGGAATGCGATAGACGCAATACCGAGCCCAATGGCGCCAGTCTTGAACGTGTCTGCTGCTGCCATGGATATAGCAAGGATCGCCAGACCCGCTGCCAGAGCAATAAGCCCCTTGGCGAGAGTCATGATATCCATGTTACCTAGAATGGCTACTGCACCGGTTAAGACAATAACCGCGGCAGACATAGCGATGATTGCGGCGGCCCCTCGAGCATTGGCTCTGCCTGCAATTGCCATTGCAATCGACAGCTCGGCAATTATAACGCCAAGAGCAATTACGCCCTGGAGAAGCTTGCCGGTATCCATCGTCCCAAGCATCCAGATAGCCGCCACAAGTATGTTGCAAGAGACAGCCAGCGATAGAAGAATCGCAGCGCCCTTACCCATGAAGGGGTCTTTACTAACGACCATCATGAACCCAGACAGGATCGCCACAACCGCGGCGAGGGTTACGACCCCCTGGATAGCCTTACCGGTATCCATGGACCCAAGAGTGTATACTGCCAGAGACAGAATGACACAGGATGCAGCAAGAGCAAGAAGGATTCCAGCGCCCTTCTCAACACCCTTGGTAGCAGCCATTTTGGTCATGAACTCCTGCATGGTCATCATCAGGATCTTCATGGCAGCAAGACCGACTACAGCACCCTTAAGATCCATCCCGGCAAGAATCCGGACAGCAGTTGCCATCAAGATCATAGCTGCACCCATAGCGATGAGCATAGCCACAATACGAACGCTGTCGTTCTTGAAGGCTACCATCTTGGTCATGGATTCGAGCATGTCATCCATCATCTTGAAGAGATACTTCAGGACAGCTAGTGTGACGAGGAGCTTCGGAGCCGGAACAAGAGACATCAGGATCAGCGCCCCGGCAAGAACACCGAGAGCAATTGCGATTGTCAGAAGAGCCTTGGCTTTAACCTTCTGCTCGAATGCCTCGAGGACTCCGCCGAGCTTATCAAATACATTGCCGAGTTTGTCAGCGACGTTTCCGATCTTGTCGAAGTTCTCTTTGAAGGAGTTGATCCATCGAGTAAAGGCGATGAGAACTCCACCACCAATAGCCCCGACAAGGATCTTGCCCATGTCATAGGACTTGAGGTTGGAGTTTGCCTGACTCATCGCGGTACCGATAGAGCCGAATGCATTCTTAGCGCCTTCCTTCACCTTGGGGGCGAAGGTGTTTACCACGAAGTCCTTGAACTCGACGAACTTCTGCTTGATAGTGTCGAAGAGTTCCGGGAGGTGAACTGCTCGAGCGACCTGTTTGATGTCCTCGAACCATTTCTTAAGGAAGTTCTCCTTAGCCGCTTGGCCGGTTTCCTTGGCAGCCTGGGCTGCGGCAGTACCAACCTCAGATACGGCACCGGCTGCCTCCTTAGCCTTAGCCTTGACCTCACCGTGACCATTAACCCAGTCACGGAATGAGACCGCCACTTCCTTGACCTTACCGCCGACGTCAGAGAACGCCTTACCCAGCTTATCCCAAACGGCACTATTTTGAACCGTGTTCCACGTATCGACAAGGGCATCTCGCAGCTCAATGAGTTTCTCCTTGAGCCACTGGACCTTCTCGGAAATCTTCAGCTTCTGACCGAGTTCGTCGAATTTGTTCCCGAGGGAAGCGACGATTGCCTCGGCGGAGGACATGTCACCAAGGTTGAAGCCCTTGAAGTAGTCGGAGAGAGCTGACTTACCAGAGACGAGCTTAGCCTTGAGCTTATCTCCGACACTACCGGCGAACTCATTGACCTTAGTCTTGGCCTTGTCGATGCCACTCTTGATAGAATCCATGGCCGAAGTAAATTCTCGACCAACGACAGAATTCTTAAGCGCATCCTTTACCAGACCGAACTTCGAGGCCAGGTTCTTAAGGCCCTCTCCGGCGCCACGGACCTTTCCGGTGAAGTCGATCCACATGATAAAGTCATGGATCTTGTCTGAAACCCACTTGATGGCCTTACCGACCAAGTCGATTGGCGGTAGAAGTAGCTTGAGAATCTTCCCACCGATATCTAGCTTGGTGAACCACTGGTCGAACCAGTATATCGCCTTACCCAGAACCTTTGTGATCTGGAATACTCCAGAATTGATACCTGTAAAAGCTGGGAACAGGGCCTTGATAATGTGCGAGGCTACCGTGAAGACAACTTGGGCGACTTCTCCGAGAATGGTAGCAAAGATATGGAATACCGAGAAAATACCGGTAAATGTCCACTCTAGCTTCTCGGCGAAGTTGTTCGTGATAATGAGCTTCGAGGTGAAGTCCGCAAACGCTTTGGTGATTCGAACCAAGCCTTCTGCACTAGCGTTCATAAACACCCGGCGGAAGGCCGTTCCGATCTGACCTAGGACTTTAACGATCGCCCAGAAGATGTTTGCCAGACCCTGGACAAGGGCCGATCGACCACCTAGGTCCTTCCACATCTGGAGGAACCCATTTCGAGCATCGGCACTAGACTTAATTACCCCGCCGAGCCAGTCACCAATAGATGTGAATAGAACCGAAGCCTCTTCGAAGTCACCAAATAGGATCTCAAACGTCTCAGCCCATCCAGAGCCAATTGCTTCCTTTGTGGTGTCTACTAACTGACTGAATGTTCGAATCTTGGTCGCAGCATCAAATGCGCCCTGAGCGAACTGCTTAAGTTTATGCGCCTGCTCCTCCGAGTAGCCCATCTCCATGAGCTGAGCCTCAGACAGATCATTCGTCAGAGCCGTAAGAGTGGTCGTCATGACCTGGGCGGTAAGCCAGTCTTCCTTGAGGGACTCTCGGAAGTTGCCGTCCTTAGCGATGGCCTCGTCATATCCAGTACCCATCATTCGGGAGGTCTCAATAAGGGCATTCCTGAACGACTCACCGCCCATACCTGCCTGGACTAGTGAGTTCCAGTCCTGAAGGTGAACAGCGCCAGCCGCGATAGCCTGCGAGAGCTGGGTGTATGCAGTAGCTGTCTGCTGGGCAGTTGAACCTGAGGCCGCTGCGAGGTTAGACAGACCCTTAATTGATGCCACGGACGTCTGAAGATCGACACCAGCTGCGGTGAACAGACCAATGGCGTGAGTCATGTCGCTGAAGCTATATACCGTCTTATCAGCATAGGTGTTCAGCTCGGCCAGGGAGGTCTTAACCTCGCCGAGGGTGGTCCCCTTCTCGACTGTGTTGGCCATAATGGTCTGAATTGCTCTCATTTTGAGCTCATACTCATTAAAGCCGTCTTTAATGGTTCCGATGAAGCCGGAGACCACGCTTCGACCCGCGTTTAGTGCTGCGACACCGATTCCGCCGAATGCGGTGACGGCAAGACCCTGCATGACGGTCATGTTCTTGCCGATATCGAGGGCCTTCGTGGCCAGATCGCCTAGAGTCGTATTCTTAGCTATCTCGCCGATCCGAGAAAGACCGTCTGCAGCCCCTTGCATCTTCAAGGATTCCTTGAGGCGGTCCATACTGGACGCGGATTCCTTGATCGCGGACAGGAACTGTTTGTTGTTCATCTTGAGCGAGACTACCCGCTCATCAATAGTTGCCACTACTTAGTGACCTCCTTCCAGGCCTTCTTCGCTATCTTGTCGAATACGGGCCTGATAGCGGGGTTGATGTAGTCTCGGCCGACGACATACCCGCCATTGCGAGTGCCGTGACCATATTGCAAGATGACGGCGATGTTTACGCCGTTGTTTACGTGTGAGTTGGTCCAGGTGATCTTCCAGTTCTCGCCAGTTCTTGTGACTTCGTAGTTCCAGCTAGCTGCCGTCTCGCCCGACCTAGAGGGGGTCGCCGCCTTGAGAGCAGAAACCCCCTCCTTGCCGAACTGATTCATGATCAGAGCCAGGTCTAACTTTGTCATTCTGTCAAACCAATTCCTGGTGAGTTTCCAGTCTCCCTGGCTCTCGATCGTAATCATGATTCTCCTAGACTAGAGATTCGGAGTAGATGTTGGCCACTCCAGAGACCATACATCCGATGGCGCCCTTGGCCATAGCCTGGTCATAGGCGTCTCGGGTTGGGCAGATGTGCCCCCATACCGGCTTGCCGAGTCCGGTAGTTCGGTTCCAAACCTCATCGCTGGCATCGAAGGACATACCGATGTAGTCCCATGGCTTGTACCACTCGTTGATCCGGCCATCAGTTACCTGATCTGGATACGAGTATCCCCAGCACTTCCAACCATCCGCCTTCCACTGATTAGCCAGCCATCCGGCGTCGATGGAGAACTTCCAGATGATTCGACCGTGGGCATCAGAAGGGAAGAACTTCTTCAGCTCCTCCCACTGAATCGCGGAATACTTAGGATCGAGTACTGTAATGTGACTCGAGCCATATGCTGCGAAGTACTCCTCAACCGTCATGAAGGGCTCGCCCATAGTGGTGAACTTCTGGATCTCCGCCCATGTCATCTCAGTGACGGGGGTATCTGGAGCCGTCTTATCCACACGCTGGAGGGTGCGATCGTGGTTCAGGAACCAGACTCCATCCTTCGTCTTCTGACATGAAACCTCCAAAGCCCCTGCTCCGAACATAACCGCGTTTGTATATGCCCGGATCGAGGCCTCAGGCCAGCTGACGGATCCTCCTCTGTGGGCGATCAGGAAGCCGCGAGTGTCCATCATGGTGTGTATATCGGAGTATCCTCTTGGTACGGCACGCATGGTAGACGGCTGCAATTCCCCATTCCAGTATACAAATACCGGATTGGAATTTCCAGAATCGGTAATCTCTATACCAGGAGTGACTACGGCTGGAGGTTCTGGATTCTCTTCCTCAAGTTCTACCCAGGCATAAGCCTTAGCGCCGTACGAATCCTTCACTGACGAAGCCAGTGCTCCGATGGTCATCGACCACGAGGATCCTCGGTTACGTTTACCGCCTCTAACGATTGGGTCGGTACCTGGGGGATACCATACTGGTTCATCTCGAGAAGATGGTGCGTGATATTGTACGGCTACTAGATTTTTCTTGGCCTTATCGAGAGTGGGAATACCTGGTTGCCAGGTATGTATCTTATACTTGGATGCCCCGCCGATCGAGAATAAGACAAAGTTCTCTCTAGCATTGGTGGCGACATCACTATTGAACTTGAAGTCGCCATCAAGATCAGCTTTTGTAGCCCGTTTTACAGCTACATACCCAGATCGCCCACCGGCGTCACGGTTGTATTGGAAATCCCAGCCAGCAGGAGGTCTGGCTTTGGTGTCTCCAAACTGTGAAGCATAGAATACAACTATAAGGTCGCCGATCTCAGCACCGGTACTTCGTAGCGAAGCAGTACCAAAACCATTAGCCTCAGATCCGCTACCAGTAGCTAAATGGACATGCAATCCTGGCTTAGGCGTCTCATAGACGTTGAAGTTATGGATAGTAATGTCTTGAGCCGTACCCGGAACCGCAATGGATGGTGTCCACATTGGATAGGCGTTATTTGGAAGCTCGAAGTCGAACTTGATCGCCGCATTAGTACCGCCCCGGATATTCCAGGTGACGATGAAGTCCTGTTTATCGGTCTTCTGCTTACCTGCCAGGAACCAGTTCGCTCTCATGGCGAGCTGGGTATCTCTATCCGCCGTATACGTTATCTCGACCGTCCACTTACGATCACCGACGGTATAGGCAGCACTCTCGAATGGGGTGGAGCTGGATCCCTTTCGGATCAGACGCCCGTCACCTATTCGAGCGCCATTACCTCCCCACCATGCACCAATTACTGGGAATACGCTAGCCATTACTTGGCCCGCCTAACAATCACCGTCCCAGACGGAGTCCCAGCCGGTACTGGATCATCGGGACCGAGGACAATCATCTTCGGAATCTCAGGGATCTTCAGGTTGTCGACCTTCAGCTTCAGCTTTAGGTAGCCTTTGAGCCACGGGATGATCAGCTCACGGATCTCAGCGCCCGGGGGATTCTCGTAAGGGTTGCCAACCGGGTGCCACTGACCACCATTTTGAGGATCCTCGATAAGGAAGCCGTCGGTGACATAGAGATGGCTGATGGCGAGGTTGTCGGCCTTGTCGAAGACCTTCTGGTAGTTCTCAGAGGTGACAGAGTGGACCACGGCCCACCAGCGAGTGGACGGATAGGCCTTCATATGGTCCGGGAGGATCGGCGAAGTCGGATTCTCTTCGAGGAACTTGGCTGCCGTGCCTTCGAACATCATACAGACGTCGAAGTCTAGGTCACACACCTCCTGAGAGATGTTAGATCCAGTGTTGATGGCGATCACGAAATCCAATCCGTTCTCGCGGCGGATCGTGTCAATCAGATCCTTGTACCAAGGCAGTCGATCCTTATGAGCATCCCATCCGTTAATAACCTCGTCAAGGAAAACTCCCTGGACAAGGTCACCATACCAATGCTTGGCTCGCTTCAGCTGCTCAAGGATGTACTCCTTGGTAAACTTAGCGGCGTTAGGAATACCTCGGTTATCCTCGGCATCTGGATTGATCGCGGCTCCATACTGGGTCTTGATGTAGAACAAGACCCGCTTAGCCCCCGCGCCGAGAGCGAGCTCACCCTGCTTCTGGAAGTCTACCTCCTGAGCCTCCCAGTCTCCGCTATTGCGGTTAAGGATGACGTATCCGAGGTTGTCCCGGAACTTCAGCGTCTGAGCCCACTTAGAGAACTGACCTGGCTTTCCATCCTGGTAGTAGTCAGGCCAGTAATAGGTCACTGGAGAGTAGTACCGAGCACCGTTCTTGAATGGGTTGGTCTGTCGGAGTGCGTCTTCGACGTCAGCCTTCTCGCCGTATGTCCGAGCCGCTTCCGCCTTGGTGAGGTAGTTATCGAGCTGTGGAGTTACAGCATCTTGCCCGGCTGGGCCGCGCTCTCCTGCAGGTCCAGCGGGTCCAGGAGGACCCTGAGGCCCGGGGGGTCCAGCGGGGCCTGTCTGCCCGGCGTCACCCTTTGGTCCAGGTTGACCGTTTGCTCCGGCTGGGCCAGGAAGTCCGTTATCGCCCTTAGGTCCGGGAGGACCCTGGACTCCTTGTTCTCCCTTAGGTCCAGGGGGACCAGCAGGTCCTCGAGGTCCTTCGGGGCCAGGTACCGGGGTTCCTCCAGCTCCACCACCAGCAGGTCCAGGGGGACCCTGAAGACCTCGGGGGCCTTCTGGTCCGGCGGGTCCACGTTCACCAGCATCGCCCTTAGGTCCAGGAGGGCCAGCGGGACCGGGGTCACCCTTAGGTCCGCGAGGACCGATGGGACCAGCGCCTCCACCGCCTCCGCCGCCAAAGGGAAGAGGAGAAATCTCGGTAGTGGGGTCGACGGTCATGATGTCTACGGTCTCGCCCTGAGAGAGGACCACGTGCTTGACAAGGTCGCACTCCGGGGAGTCGACATAGACGGTGTGGGTCCAGGAACCGGAGGGGCTAACCCCGGCACCTGGCGCCAGCACCTCGACATTGACAGCACCAGCTTGGTCTGTCCGAACCGCGATCTCGCGCATCGAGACTGCGGCACCGTCGACGGTAGCCGTAGCACCCTTTACGTCAGGAATGATTCGGACAGTAGCCCGACCATTCTCTCCTCCGGGAATAGTTCCCGTTAAAGTACAGTATGGCGCTGCCATTTTGAGCCTCCTACGGCTGTTCGGCCCTGTCGAGCAGGGCGTTCACCTTGGTGTTTGTCTCGGCGCCGTAAACGCCATCGACCTCAGCGCCGACGGCTGCCTGAACGGCCTCGACAGTAGAGTCGTGCGCCTCCTCAGAGCCCTCACCCCAGATTCCATCCTGCTCAGTGCCGACCACGGACTGCGTGAAGGCCACGCCGAAGGGGAAGGTCTTACCGCCCCACTCAGAAGCCGCGGCAAGAGCATAGCAACGAGACCGAGTGTTCGGACCGGCGACGTTGTCGGGGGTAGCCCGGACTGCACGCTGCAGAGCGCGGATGTCAGCGGGGCCAGCAGGAGCCGTGTTGCTCGGAGAGTCGGTATAAGCCGGGCGAATCACATAAGCGATCGACTGATTGCGGACACGCCGCCAAACACCGTTACCAGCAGACTGAGAGCCATAGCTGCCAGACGAGGTGTTCCCCTCAATCGTCTGGAGCGTGCCTCCGCCAAGGTTCTTCTCGACGAAGCCCACGTGGTCCGTGCCGCCGCCATCCCAGTCGTAGATGACGACATCGCCCGGTCGGGCGTCGTAAACTGATACGAAGTAAGCGTCAGGGTGCTGACGGACCTTGTTGACGGTGTAGTCAGTGTTAAAGGAGAATCCTCCAATAGCGTCAATCTGCCCGCACTCGTCCAGACACATGCTGACGAAGAGCATGCACCACCAAACAGAGTCGGACGGTCCAGCAAGCCACTGCTGACCAGTTCGAGCTGCCCAGTATCGGCCAGCTTCGGATCCAGGCTGAGGGTCGTCTGGTGCATAGTAACCAATCCTCGCTGCGGCGCGAGCGAGTACGTTGTCTGCGACGCTCACTTCATCACCTCAGTAGTCTGGGAGACGTGAATCTCCTTGTCCTCCATGGGATCAGTTCCGATGTGGGCCTGCGGAGCAAGCGCCTCCTCGGGAATGTCTTCGTGACTGATCATCGTTATCCCTTCGAACCAAGCTTAGCTCGCCTGGCTCTGTTGAGTTCCCGGTTCCGTTCCATAATCTCGGACTGGGACATCTTCTTATCGGGCTGATTCTTTTGGTTACATACCCGAATGAGCGTGAGTAGTCGGTTGATGTGCCAGGTTTCACACTCGAATGGGATCTGACAAGCGATCATCCAGTAGTAGATTAGCTCGGATGAGGTATACTCACCAGATCCAGACTCTCCACCCGTCTCACGGATGGTTGTTGCGGTCATCGTGTCGCCCATGTAGGCGCTAATGCGATCGACCTCAGATGGAGGGATCCTATCCAAGAGCGACGGGTCGTACTCTTCATCAGTGATCATACACTTGATGTAGAGGGCCATCTCATCAGGGGTAACTTTATCGTTACCAATGAGGTGCTTATGAGTAATTGACTCCCATTTTGACAGCGCGACCAGGTTGTGCTCCAGGTGCAGGATTCCGCCAGGAATGGAGACAAACGAACCTGTCTCCTCGTCGAACCCGTCGAGATCCGGGATAGAAACTATAAGCATTGCAGGCACCGAGGGCCCAGGAGTCTAGGTCTCTGAGCCCCCGGTGTGGTATTGTCAGCCTGCGAAGTGGGCCTTGATCTCGTCAGGCAGAAGAAGCTTAGGCTCGAGAGCCCCGCCTCCACCCTGAGTGTCGGAACCGAACAGCTTAGCCTCAAGGGTCTTCAGCTTACCGGCGTCGACGTCGAGAGACGAGATGGTCAGCAGCGAGGTCGGCTTGGCGCCGGACACATTGACCGGCGTGGTGGACAGTTCCCAAGAGAAGGAAATCGCCTCTGGGGAGTCGTTGACGGTCTTGTAGCCCTTCTCGGAAGGAGAGGCCTTGCAGCCGTACAGGATGTGGAGCTTGTAGCCCTTGTCCTGACCAGCCACGTCGTCACCGATCTTGGTGCGGTAGACGAGACCAAAGGCCAGTCGGTCCTGCTGACCAATCTTGACACCCTTTGTCAGCGTGGCGGAACCGTCACACTGCTCGAACTCGTCGGGGTAGGTGTAAGCCTCGATGGTAGCCTTCAGCTTCTCAGCCGAGAGCATCGAGAGGTACAGAATGTTGTCGGCGTAAAGGTCGGTAGCCTCAGCGCCCTCGGGCTTCTCGGAGATGGCGGTAATACCGTTCCAAGCAACGCCCTTGCCGTAGGTCTTCTGGGCCGGGTCGTACACATAGAGTGCACAGTGGTCGACACCAGTCTCAATACGGCGCTCACCAGTCTTGTCCCAGACAAGTGCAGCCATGTTAACTCCTAATAGTAGACGTCGAAGATGTCGTGATAGAGGTTATCCGCTACGAGTCGAGACTCATGGCGGCTGAACAAAAGGTCCTCGATCTTCGTTCGTGTCGGGTCCTCGGGATGACGGGCAATCAGAGTAACCTGGAACCTGTTTGCTTTGATATACTTGATGTTGTCCGCGTACATCGGATCGCCCGGATGCCGCTCGTATACGATGCACGGATACGAGAGCTTCAGTGACGGGAGTGGTTGGTAATAGACCTTGTCCGACCCGAGGATCTCTACCAGCTTCTCATGGAGAGTTAGCCGTCGGTCCATTATACACCCCCGTCAACTCGAGAACCAGACGGGGGAACTTCAGTTCCACATAGGAGATTTTCCAAAGTCCCCCCATCCAGCGTACGTACTTGAGGTTCTGGATGTTATCCGTTAAGAACCCGTCAGCGATAATGCTGATCTGGTTGCTGAGGTTGATACTCCCCAGAACCTCATCGCTGGCACCAAAGCGGCGTGCTTCACGAAACACATCGCCATAGTACTGCTTCTCGATTGGTTTGTCTTCCCAAATTCCCGGCTCGGTCTGGACCTGCGTTACAAATCCTATCTCGCCGAAGAATTTGGCCATCTATCACGGCTCCGCGACGACGTTACCAGTCTCGGTCTTCCGCTCAACGATGATGGCCGACTTCGGGTGAGTCAGCGCACCGGAGAGGCGGGTCTCCAGCAGGTAGTGGTACTGGTTGAAGGAAATGTCGAAGTCCTCGGCAGCGAAGAGCTGCCCACCCTTGTCCGCACCAATGGTGTAATCGGACATGTTGACGATGATACCGAGGGCATCGACGGTGCCGTTCTTGGCGGAGCTGCGCTGCAGGCCCTTCATGAGCGGAACCTTGACGATCTTCGAGACGCCGACGTAGTCGGCCAGCTCGGAGACGCTGCGGAACAGACGGTGACCCATCTTGTCCTTGAGAAGCAGGATCTCGGTGACCATGTGGGGCTCAGCGAACCAGGTGGGGTTGCCAGCGCCGTCGTAGTCATCCATGGCGCGGACGATGGAGTCCAGGACGTCCTCGGTGGTGGTCTCCTTGGCCAGGATGACGCGAGGAGCGTAGAGGCTGTCCTCCTTGTAGATCGGGCGGATGCAGTCCTCCTTGATCTTGTCCTTGGAGGAGGCCTGGCGACCATCGCCGATGAGGACGGCCCGACCGAGCTCCTCCTCAAGCATGATCTTCATCTCGCCGCGGATGTAGGAGACGACATCAAAGTCAGTGATGTCCAGGATGTCATCCCTATCCAACCTCTGCTTCTTATAGATGGTGGTCGGCGAGGTGACACGCTGCAGCAGCGTGAAGACCTCGTCTTCCTTCTTATTGCCCTTAATGTAACCCCGGGCACGGGCCTCGTCGGCCGTGATGTCAGCGAAGCGGGTGCGAATGCGGGAGAAGGGGGAGTGCTTAGCAGCGCCGACGACGGAGTTAACCCAATCGGTCTTGCGCTTGATGAACTCCGGCTGGTTCCACAGATCCTTGGCCTCCGGGAAGAGGGTCTCGATCTGCTTGATGCCGTAAGCGTCGGCGTGGGCCAGGATGGCCTGCTTCAGGGAGCCGCTGGAGCGAGCGTCCTCGAAGATGGTCTCGACCTGGGCGTGAGTCAGGACGGGGAGCTCCTCGGTGGTAGCGGAGCCCTCAAACACGTTCTTGTGAGCCATAGTATCCTCAGTTGTGTCGGAATGGGCGGTGTCCTCGGCCTCTTCGGTCTCAGACTCCTCCGCCTCTTCATCTACGGAATCGACGAGCTGCCCGACGATGGCATAGACCGCCGTCTTCTGCTCCTCGGTCATTCCATCGAAGATCTCCCCGAGCGTGGGGTCGTCCTCGTCGCCCTCAGCCTCATCGGCCTCCGGCTCCTCCTCAGCGTGCTCGACGTCGTCCGTCTCCTCCGCCTCGAAGTCCTCATCCTCGTCCTCGACGTCATCACCGTGCGAGACGAAGTCCAGCTGTGCATCCGTGTAGATGACAGCCTCGATCTCATCGCCGTCGTCACCATGCTCGATGGAGACCTGGTCGATGAGTGCGCCAGGGTTAGCGCCGCGTAGCACCAGGCTCACCTCAACGAGCTCGCCGTGGACAACGTCGTTGCCCCGAGCCCGAACGTGGGTGGCGTAGATACTCATCGCCTTGATGTCGCCGTTCTTGACCATCTCTCGAGCGGTCCGGCCACGGTCGGTGTTGTTGAGGTGGGCGTAGGCGTAGACGCCGTCCTCACGAACCTCAAGGTCGGCATGCCCGAGGACGTTCTCGACGTCGCCGTGCTTGTGCTGCCAGACCAGAGGTACAGTCTTCCCGTCGTACGCCGCGAATGCCCCGTGCCGGATTACCTTGTTATCCGAGCACCGAACATCGTTCTTCGTGGCGTAGCCAGAGAAATCGCACTTAACTGCCATTTTGACTACTCTCCATCAGTTCGGAAATTGGTACCTCCGATGCAGGGACGTCGTCGACCGGCTCTTCGCCAGGCGGCTGTTCCTCGCCCATCGGATTGATGTTGGAGTTCACCAACTGGTTTGCCGTCTCGTCTTCAGACTGGGCCCAGCCGAACTTCGGACGAAGCTCATTGGCGGTACCAATCTCGTTGCGCTTGACGGAGTCGACCAGCTTGGACATCTCCTCCAGCGGGACGTTGAGGAACGGATCCTCGATCGCCATGATCCGCTGTCGCTGCGTGCGGGCAGTCTTCGTGAGGAAAGTCCTGGTGATGGCGTCCGTGATCGCTTTCAGAACTGGACGAACCGTTCGGTTCTGGTAGTTCAGCATCTGTCGAGCATCAGCCTTACCGGTGAAGACATCCTCAGTCATGCCGAGCTGGTTGTACAGCTGGGTGGTGAGCCACTGAATCTGGCTCATGAGGTTGTTCTCGGAAGGTCGGTTCAGCTGGGTGATTCGCTCCGCACCATCGGTGTAAGCGATACCATACTGAGACCCAGCGAGCTGTTCCTCAATAGCCTTGCGTCTGGCTTCTGCCTGCTGCTTCTTCAGCTCAGTCTTGACGACGTACGGAAGCTGAATGATGATGTCCAGCTTACCGGATCCCGACTGCTTATCGATGGCATCCAACAGGTGGAGCTTCTGCGTCAGTCGCTGCAGTGTCGAGTTCGGAGCATTCATCACGCTGTACAGAGGATTCTGTACAACAGCGACAAACTCCTTCTCAAGAGTCAGCTGTTCTCGCTGTCCGGTCTGGTCGTTGTAGACCTCGACTCGAACGTGGCGAGGATACCAGTTCAGGATTGTGCCGACTCGCATAGACTTGATGTCATAGCCCTGAGTCAGATCTGGGCTAACGTCTGTGTCTACAGGAACGATCGCTACAGCGCCCTCTTCGAAGAGCGTAAGTACCAAATCCTGGAAGAATCCCTGACCGGTCTGGTCGATGTTGGCGCTCAGAGACAGGCAATCATCAAGGTAGCTACGGTAGTAGCTCTTGAGATTGCCATTATCGTCAGTCTTGACGTGTCGAATGGGGACATTCGATACATCGATAGCAATCTGGTTATAGATACTCGTGACGATTGTCTGGTCGCCGACGACAGGTCGGTAATTCAGGTTTGGATTACCGAATGTCCACGAACCGTACTCCGGTGTGAAGTTCTTCTTGTCCGGGGATTTTGAAAACGCATTCCATGCGTGAGCTAGTCGATCACTAAGACCCATTTCACCTCCTCGCTCATTCGAATGCCTCCTTGTTGATCTTGTATGCCACGAAGGCATCCATCAGAGCAGCCACTGAGTCGATCTTCTCTTCCGAGCGTTTCTTCAGTAGCTTCCGGTTTCCGTTGGTATCCTCGAGAGTCACGCAGTTCCCCATGGTGAATGACATGAGTTCCTGATCGAAGATGAGAAGGCGCTCCGAGGCCAGCTTCTTCAGTTCCCCAAGGGGGACCGATTCGGTTCTAGCGCCCTGGATTACCTTCTCGATACCGTACGGTCCGTTCTCCTGCTCCCACCTGGTTACGAACTCCTTGGCGTTGTACGGGTCGAACCCAAACGCCGAGACGTCGTACTTCTGTTCGTCGATGTACTGGTCTAAATCTTCGTAGACCTCCATCATATCCAGAACGGTCCCCTCCATGACTCGGAGGCTTCCTTCTTGGATGAATTCGTCATACTTTTGGCGTAGAGCGCCCGGCAACTTCATGAGCGTCAGCTCAGAGATGTATGCCAGCGTCTTTACGCCGAAAGCCTGATTCCGGAGTGGGAACAGGAAGGTGAATGCACAGAAGTCATCACCCTGGGACAAGTCGGCGCCCATAGCGCACTGCATATTCCAGAAGGTGTTCTTCCTGTGCGGGATTGTCTCCTCGTAGGTGAAGAAGTACGTGTATCCCTCCATGGGGATACCGAACCTCTTAGCGAGGATGTCGTTTCGAGCGGCAGGTGCTTGTTCCATGCGCTCGACGTCCTGCTGGTACCGATCATAAGAGACAGTGATGCCGATGTTCGGCTGGGCTTTCACCCACATAGCAGGATCTGCTACTTCCTTGATGTCGTCAAGGCGGTAGTAGAAGATTGAGATGTGAGGGGCGATGTATTCACCCTTCAGGATTTTGAGCAACTCCATTTTCATGGTGTCGCCCACCGCATTGCGGATGGTTCCCTCGGATGATACGGCCAGAATGACCGGGTCATCGATCTTCGAGGCACCTTGTTCGAGCGCACCGACCACGTCCTCGCGGATGTCGCCGGAAAGCCACTCATCTACCGTACAAACCTTGGGTCGAAGACCCTGTAGCTTGTCGATGGACATGGGACGGACCTCGAGAAGAGATCCAGTGAGGAAGTTCTCCACACCTTTCTTCGTAGCAACCAGTTTCTGGCGGTTAGCCCTCGCACCGGTTGTATTTTGAATGGATCCCTCAGTCAGGAACTTGTACAGCGGACCTCTTGCGCGGGTGATGGCGGTCCGGAATGGACCCATCACTTCTTCCGCCTGCTTCATGGTCGGAGCCGTAGCGATCTGATGTGTCGTTGTAGTGTCAATCACCATGAAGTAGTTCTGGATGAGTGACATATACATCGACTTCGCTGCTCCACGAGCAACGATCAGATACTGCTTGATTGTTAGGCGCTTCTTTACTGTTTTGGTCTCGTATCGACCGCCGACTCCGTCCTCATACGGGACGAAGACCTGGCGATCCTCGAAGTAGTACCAGCCAAGGAGCTGTTCGGCCCAGAGCTTGAAGCTGTCGAGCAAATGGAGGTCGGCTCCGTCGGACAGCGTGAGCTCGTTCTCGCAATAAGCGATAAATCCCTCTACAGCTTTGTCGTCGTAGTAATATTCTGGGTTTGCGATAAGAGCATCGATACGATTCATCTCGCATGAGATCTCTTCGCATACCGGAATCTCTCCTCGGACGACTGCATCTCGAAACTGTCCGTAGTATTTTGGTACTGCGGTGTTTGAGAGCATTACTTAGCTGTGCTCCCTGGGTTGCGGGGATACCGCTTCTTCTTGGGCGAGGGCTTTGTCTGCTTGTACGACTTAGGCTTCTCGATCTGCTTCGGAGTCTTACTCTTTGGAAGAGCCTGACCCTTGACCTTAGTAGGTCCGCTAGTCGACCGATACTCAGCCTTAGCCTCTTCGGCGACAACTGACGCAGCCTCTGCTGCTTCCTTAGCCTTTTCTGCCGCTTTCTTGAGCGTCTCTCCGGCTGACTTTCCGGTCTTACCGGGATCGAACGACTTATCGAAAG